ACAAAAGGTAGGGGACTCGACTGTAATAGAATTTCAGGCGGGATAAAGAATATTTATTTCGGAGTTTACGACCAATTTAGTCCGCTTCCTGTAGTAGCTTCAGGGGAAGTAACAGATATAGAAATGGGTTCTAATACCCTATACAGATACACTACACCTCTAGGCGTAGCTAGTCTTTCAGAAACAATTACAGGAAGTAAAGAGAACGGAACAATTTTCTACACACCAACTTTAAATGTAATTCTTAACAGACTAACAAAAGAAGACCAAAATCAAATTAAACTTTTAGGGCAAACTAAACTAATTTGCTTTGCAGAATTAAACGCAACTTTAGCAAACGGACATAACGTCATTGCAGCTTTAGGAGTAACAAACGGAATGGAACTTAACGCAGGTACTATTGATTCAGGTGCTGCATTCGGTGACCGTAACGGTTACACTCTTACATTTGACGGAATGGAAAATGAACCGTTCCCAATGGTAGCAGATTACACTACAGTCCCTTTTGTCAATACAGCATTTACAATGGGAACAATAGTAACATCTTAATTAGTTTTCTTATATATTCTTGATTGAGGGGTGCTAACGCACTCCTTTTTCTTTTTAAAGCAAATAAATTCAAAGTTTTTCTATTATATAACAGACAAACTAACTATGATACAAGCAATAACAGAAACTCCTTTTAATATATTTGTACAAACTGAGGACAATCGTATAAACACGACTGTAGCTTCTACTCAGATAAGGCACTTAGTTAAGTTCACTAACGACTTAGATAAGTCTGTTTATTATGCTTACGGAAATACTGAACTTATTAAGGATAGATACACTCAAATAAATTTATCTTACGGAACTACACCTAATATTTATACAGGAGTAGTAAAGCTGTTTCCTGCAGGATATTATAAGTACGAAATTTACGAGGTCAGTTGGATAGGAACAGTAACTGTTTCTTCAGGAAATGCACCTGCAACAGAAGATGATGTTTTAAGTCCTGTTGCTGATACTAAAGGAGTAGTACAAGGGTTAGTTACAAAGGGCAAAATGAACTTATCAGAAAAAGACGGAACGCAGCAAGTTCAATACACTCAGAGAGAAGCACCAACAGAAACAAACTATATATATTACGGACAATAAAATAAAAAAAATGGCAATAGAAAACGTACAGCAATTATTAACAGAGCAACTAGGGAAAAATAGATGTGATGTTATTACAACTACAGCAATGACAAGTAAAGATTATTATGCAATTCACTTTGTTACTGAAAGTGTAATAGCTTCAATAACAGCTTCTAATATTCAAACAGGTGCAGGTTCAGCAGCAGCAAGTCTTCATACGACTATACCCGCAGGAACGACTTTATTTCTTCAATGTTCAGCTATCGAATTGACTAGTGGATTAGCTATTTGTTACTACGAGCAAGTTATATAATGTTATCACTTAAACAAGCATTAAGTTTAGTAAGCACTAACACGTTAGGGGGTTGGCAACCTTCTGATGAAACAGGTTTAGAAGCGTGGTACAAATATCAATCAGGAATTACTTTAAATGGTTCTGATGTTTCAGCTTGGGCGGATAGTTCTTCTAATAGTTTTGATATGGTTCAAGCTACCGAAACTGAGCAGCCTGCTTACAATTCAGGTGCTATAGAATTTACACCTGCTGACGTTCATAACTTAGGTTCAGCTAGTGACATTACTTTAAGTGGAGCATTTACTATTGGGATTAAGCTAGAACCTGACGCATCTAATGTAACTGTTTTAGGCTCTAACACTACAGCAAACGAATTTTTTAAAATTAGTACAAGTACAAGTTTAAGATTTAAAACAGACGGTTCACAAATAGATATTACTTTAGATAGTGGTAGTTTTGTAGGTGATAATTATTTAGTAATTACGAGGAACGCTTCTAACTTAATTACACTTTATAAAAATGGTGTAGCACAAGCAGATACAGAAACATTAGCAGGAACTGCTGACATAAACGCAATAGGAGTAAGAAGAACAGACCTTAACCCTTATGACGGAACAATTAGCGAAATACAAATATATGATACAGAAAGCGCAGCACTTACTGCTAATGTAAATACTTATTTATCAAACTTATAAAATGGAAAATATACTTAGTATAAACTTAGAAACATCAACAGCTCCTGTAGTACAAGAAGTAAGAGGGCGTGATTATATAGAATACGGAACGGAAGATTGGAAGAACTTATATCCGCAGTTCTTAATTGACCTTTACTATTCAAGTTCAACTCATGCCGCTATTATTAATCAGACAGCGGAAATAATCGCAGGTGAAGACTTAGTTTGCGAAGAAGAAGACGCAATTAATTTAGAAACTTATGTTAAATTAAAGAAATTTTTAAGACACGCAAATTCAAATGAAAGTTTACACCAAGTAATTAAGAAAGTTGCTTTTGACTTTAAACTTCAGGGAGCTTACGCAATACACGTTGTATGGAATAGAGAACGAACAGAAATAGTTGAGCTGTACCACGTCCCTGTAGAGAGGGTACGAGCAGGAAGACCTAATGAACTAGGGCAAATTGACACTTATTTTATTAGTGCTGATTGGGCAAACACTAGAACAAACAAGCCTTATCCTGTACCTGCTTTTAATGTTAACGATAGGACTTCAGGAAGTCAGTTACTTTATACAGGTGCTTACAGTCCTAATATGGATGTCTACCATACACCTGACTACATAGCAGGTTGCAATTGGGCTTTAGTAGACCAAAGAGTTGCAGAGTTTCATTTAAACAATATTGAAAATGGATTTAGTGGGAGCTATTTTATTTCTTTTGCTAATGGTATTCCTACGCAAGAAGAAAGAAGACAAATAGAACAAAGTCTTACTGATAAATTCGTTGGGGCTGCAAATAGCGGTAAATTTATTTTAACATTCTCAGACGATAAGACTAGAACACCTGAAATAACACCTATAAGCGTTTCTGATGCAGACAAGCAATACCTAGCTTTACAAGAGCTTTTAGTTTCAAATATTTGTGCGGCTCACAGAATTACATCTAAAACTTTAATGGGTATTGATACAAATAACGGTTTTTCTAGCAATGCAGACGAACTTATTAATGCAGCTAATTTCTATCAAAATACAGTTGTTAGAGGTTTTCAATTAAATATCTTAAATACTTTACAAACTATATTCTCAGTAAACAACATAGACTTGCCAGTAGAGTTTGTACAATTAAAACCTATTACAGTACAATTTGATTCTAAGACGATTAGAGAAGTAATGACGATTGACGAGATAAGGGCTGACTTAGGGCTTGAACCTTTAGGGGAAGAAGATACAGTAGAACAAGACGTAAAGCTATCTAAGGCAGGAACGATAGACGGACAACCTGTATTTACTACAATAGAAGAAGCTGAAGCACACGCTAAGACAATAGGTTGTGAAGGGTATCACGAACACGACTTAGAAGGGCAAACTGTTTATATGGCTTGTAAAGACCATTCAGAAGCAACTGACTTAAAAAAATGTAACTGTAAAAAAACAGAAAATGACTTTACAGAGTTAGAAAGTTTTATTGAAGAATTTGGAGAAGAAGTACCTGAAGATTGGGAATTGATAGATGAAGAAATAGTAGATGGAGAACATCAAGATTTTAATTATGAAGCTGAACTAAATAGTTACAACAAAACAGAATTAGCATCTACAGGAACAGCAAGACCAAACGCAAGAAGCAGTCAAGACGGTACTAATAAATCAGATAATGATTTTTACAAAGTTAGGTATGTTTACACTAAAGATAATTTCTTAAGTCAGGAAGGAAGTACAAGAGATTTTTGTAGTAAAATGATGGCTGCAAGAAAAGTTTACAGAAAAGAAGATATTATACAAATGGGTTCTAGGGCTGTAAATGCAGGATGGGGTCCTCGTGGCGCAGCTACTTATTCTATATGGCTATACAAAGGCGGTGGAAATTGCCATCACTTTTGGTTGAGGCAAATCTATAAAACATCTTTAAGAGGTGCTAAGAGTAATATTAAACCTAGCGAAGCAATTTCTTATACTAAAGCATTATCTGAAGGGTTTACTGCTGAAAGAAACGACACGCTTGTAGCTAGACCACCTAAAAGAATGAAAAATAACGGCTTTTTAAAACCAAGATAATTATGGCATACGTATTATTTATATCAGAAGCAAAGCTAAAAGATAGCACTGCAATTAACTTAAATGTTTCAACAGACTTACTATTGCCTTATGTATTACAGGCACAGAAATTGTATGTAGAACCTAAGCTCGGAACTACACTTTATAAAAAGCTAGAAAGTTTAATTACCGCAGGTACAATAGGTAATGTAGGGAATGAAGCCTACAAAACTTTAGTTGATGACTATATTGGAGATATGTTACCGAATTGGGCATTTTATCACGCTATACCTTTTTTAAGATTTAAGATAGAAAACGGCAATATCTATTCTAAGACATCAGAAACAGGAACGGCTTTAAGTACGGAAGAAGCTCAACACCTTAGAGAAGAAGTAAGAAATACAGCAGAATACTATACGGAACGTCTAATTGACTATGTTACTAATAACACTACTAGCTTCCCAGAATACAATACGAATAGCGGCGCAGATGTAAACCCAGACCAAAATGCGTATTACAATGGGATGAATCTTGAAAGACCAATGCGACAGGGAACTAAACTTACATTGAGAAACTTTTTAAACGCTTCTGACTACTAATGAAGAAACATTATAAACCAAAAACTAAGAACGTAAATAAGCTAAAGACTTACTTAGATAAAAAAACAAAACAAAATGACAGAAGTAAAAGATACTCTACAAGTAGGGTTAGCTAATAGTTCAGCAATAGCATTCAGCATAACTGATTGTAACGAAATATTAACGCTAGTTTCTTTGATTCTAGCAATAAGTTTTACTATATATAAATTCATTCAATTTGAAAAAAATAAATAAATGGCTCGTAAAGTTATTACAAGCGCTTTTAAAAGCATTAAAAGGAAACGAAAGGGTGTACACTCCAAAAACGCAAGTAAAGGACAGAACGGCTTTAAAAAAGCCTACAGAGGTCAGGGGCGTTAATCTTCTTTTAATTAGAGATACTTTTACAGAAAAATCAACTATTGGCCGTTTGTTTATCAATGGCGAAAGTTTTTGTGATACCTTAGAAAACCCTTATATCAATAACGAAAGAAATATAAGTTGCATTCCAGAAGGGCAATACAAAGTTAGACTACGACTACCTAGAGAAAGTGCAACTAGGGATTACTTGCATTTGTTAGTTCAGGATGTGCCTAATAGAAGCTATATTTTATTTCACGTCGGCAATAAACCCTCACACACCAAAGGCTGTATTCTAGTAGGAAGCGGTCGTAAACAAGACGTTGTTGAAAACTCACGTTTAGCTATGGACTTAGTAATCAAAGAAATACTAAATTTGGGCGGAGAAAATATTAATTTAATAATCAAAAATAAATAGTTATGAAAAAGTTTTTAGAAAAGTACCTTATCGGTCAAATGATTAAGAGTAAAAAGTTTTGGTATGCAGTTAGTTCTGTAGTAGTACCTGCTATAGTTACTTACTTAGGAGTTGATGAAACAACTGCAAAAGATTTGTACTATGCAATCTTAACATTAATTGTAGGACAGGGAATTGCAGACGTTGCAAAGAAATAACAGATACAGATTAAAGCCACACGAAATAGTGGCACTAGAAAAGATGCGAGAAACCGAAACTAGGAACGTTCTAGTTATCGGTGACTTGCACGAACCGTTCTGTCTTGAAGGCTACTTAGACTTCTGCATAGAACAATACTATGCTTATAATTGCACAGAGGTTGTGTTTATAGGTGATGTAATAGACAACCATTACTCAAGCTATCACGAAGCTTCAGCAGACGGAATGGGTGGCTTAGATGAGCTTGAATTAGCTATTAAGAAAATAGGTAGATGGAGAGACGCTTTTCCTATGGCTACTGTAATCATTGGAAATCACGATAGAATTATAATGCGTAAAGCTCAAACCTCAAGTATACCTTCTAAATGGATTAAGTCTTTTAAAGAAGTATTAGAAACACCTGACTGGAACTTTGTAGAACGATACGAGCTAGATGGAGTACAATATATTCATGGAGAAGGCGGAACAGCTAGGACTAAATGTCGTGCTGATATGATGAATACAGTTCAAGGACATTTACATACTCAATGTTATACAGAACACTATGTAGGTAAGAAGTTCAGAGTATTTGGAACTCAAGTCGGTTGCGGTATCAATCATAAGTCGTACGCTATGGCATACGCTAAATATGGTAAAAGACCTGCGGTTTCTTGTGCAGTTGTTCTAAATAACGGTCAAACACCTATCAATTTGTTAATGCCTTTGTAGGTTTTTAACGCTTTTTTCAACCTTTTTTAATCTTTTTTTAAATTTATTTAAGTACCATTTACTAGATAAGGAATAACTTTTTTTAATATTTTTAGTTAAAAACTTAGTTTAAAATTTGGTTGGTAACTTTTTTTATTTTATCTTTGCCTTGTCAAAATTAAATTAATTAAATAATCAAGAAATGGAAAACTTTAAAACAGTAAACAAAAACACAAACGCTACTTATTTTTTAAACGAAGAAGAATTAATAAACTTTTTTAAAAAAAATAGAGTTCAAAATTACAGTATTACAAATTTAACAAAGCAAAAGAGAACAAGAATAAATAAGGTCTTAGATGTTGTTGCACACTTATGTGTATTTGCAGCTTCAGTATTAGCTACTTTACTTTACATTCAAAACTATTAAGATGACTAGACAAGACGCAGAATATTTAGAATACTCTACATACGTAGATTATAGCGAACCTAAAATATCCTTTATTACAGGCGAGCTAATAGACGACACTAAGGTAATAGCTGAAGAATGGCTTTTAAAACCTCAATACATTCCTACTAAGGTAACAAGCGCAAGCGGTAATGACTTAGCTTACAATAGTCGTTCAGTTGTTGTTGTAGGAACTGCTTTACAATGCTACAGAAAGTTTAGTGAAATGCTAAAGACTTATGGTTGGCAACAGAAAGATAGTTGGGATGTAGAACTAAAACCAATCTATAAAAAACACTATGAAAATAACGACAGATTACCTGTAATAATAAATTTAAAATAATGGAAGAAATAAAAGTAGATGGAGAACTACACAAAAGATTGCACGAAATAAACACGTTTCAATGCGTAGATAATGAAATATACCTAAGAGGTAAAGATGAGTGGGGCAAAGACTTAACAATATGCTTTGACGCTTTTAACTTCTTAGAGTGGATTGACAAAGAACAAATAGAATATATTAAAGAACAACTAATTAAATACATACAAAAAAAATGAAGACATCAGTAAATGAATATGAGTTCAGTAGATGGTTTGAAGAACACAGACCAAACAATTTTAGCTACAAAGGTAGACAAGCATTATATGAAATGCTAACAAACTATGAAGACGATACAGGAGAAGAAATAGAATTTGACCCTATTGCCTTTTGTTGTGAATATTCTGAATATGAAAATATTGAAGAATTTTGGCAAGACTATGATAAAGAGGATTACCCTAATGAAGAAAGTATAATGGACGCAACATTTTTTTGGGGGTTCGGAGAAAGTTTTATAATACAACAGTTTTAATTCAAATAAATTTTTTATTTTTAACGAAATTATTAACAGGCAAAAACCCTAGCCAATAAACATAGGTAGAATATATGAAAACAGAAGCACTAAAAGAAAAGTACATTAAGTACAATCTAACCAAAGATGACGTGTTCAAACATCAGCACTACATCATCTTGACAAGAAGCGGTATTGATAAGATACAAGCTTTGGAAAACATTAACATAGATTATGAAGTAATTAAATGTGAAAAAGATTTTTGCGTAGTAAAAGCCTATGCAAGAAAAGAAGGCAAAGGAATTCAAACTTTTGGTTCAGCTTTAAAAGGAACAGGTTTTAAAGACGGAAACACTAATAGCTGGTACACTATGGAGATGGCAGAAAAGAGAGCTATGAGCCGAGCAGTACTCAAGCTAACAGGGTTCTATGAACTTGGAGTATTTGGAGAAGACGAAGCAGAAGACTTTAAAAAGAGTAATAACTAAATAAATAAATTAAAATGGAAGTAACAGGAAAACTAGTAAAGAAACTTGAATTAGAAACAGGAACATCTAAAGCAGGTAAAGAATGGCAAAAGCAATCAATTGTAATTGATACTGGAGACGAGTTTAATAACTTAATAGCAGTAAGTGCTTTTGGTGATAAATTAAAGCAAATGAATAAATTAGAAATAGGTATGGAAATATCAGTACTTTGCAATGTTTATTCTAGAGAATATAACGGTAGATATTATCATAATATTGATGGCTACTTTTTTACTAACCAAACTAACGCTTCTTTAGACAAGATAACAAACGGAGAAGCTGAAGAAGATATGCCTTTTTAAGATGAATACAGAAGACAATTTTAAAAACCTTTGCGACCTCACTACAAGTTTAGTGGGGCTGCCAAAGGGTTCTCTAGCTTTAAAAACTAGGAAAACAGAATACCAAGTGCCTAGAATGGTTGCGGCTATGGTTGCAAGACTAGAAGACGAAACACACAGAGAAGTAATTGCTAAAGTCTTGGACAGAAACAGAACTAGCGTAAATCATTATGAAAGATGTCATTCTTCTAACTATGCTTCATTCCCTTTATATCGTGAAACATTTATAAAAGTCTTTAACGCTTACGCTGAAATAAAAGATGCTAAACTAACTTTTATTGACTTGTATAATTTACAGGAACACTTAAGGAAAAATGGCATACACGATAGCAGAACACATCAAACAACTATCCGTATTGTATCTGGTAAATTTGGAACTGATGTTAAAGTTTCTTACAAAGATTTTTACAATCAATTAGAATTATGTAAGTTAGCCCTTCAAAATTATCAACACGAAATAGAAGTAATATGAAACATTTATTAAGTAGTTCAGCTTTTTTAATAGTGAACAAGCAATTAGCGAAGCAGGTAGGATTGAAAGGGGCGGTTCTACTTGCTGACCTAATTAGCAAAGAAGAATACTTTATAGCTAACGGAATGACTGACGGATGGTTTTTTAATACTGAAGCCAATATAGAACGAGACACTACACTAACTTCATATCAGCAAAGAAAGTGTCTTAAAACGCTTAAAAAGTATGAAATAATAGAAACTAAGCGTAAAGGAATACCTGCCAAGCAATACTTTAAGATTAATGAAGCTAACTTATTGAATATCTTAAGTTGTGAAGAAACTGAAGGACTAGTTGTTAATAAACTTAATGAATTGTCAGAAACAAACTTAACAACTATTAATAAGAATAAAGAAATAAAAATAACTAATAAACTCTTTAAAAAGCCAAGCGTTAATGATGTTGAGCTTTATTGTATTGAAAGGGATAATAAAATAGACGCTATTTCTTTTGTTAATTTTTATGAAAGTAAAGGTTGGATGGTAGGTAAAAACAAAATGAAAGATTGGAGAGCTTGTGTAAGGACTTGGGAAATGAGGGCTAAAAATAAAAAAACCTACGCTCCTAAATCAATGAGTAAGTTAGACGCTCAAATTAATGAATGGCAAAAAGCAAAAGAATTATTATGAAACCATTAAAACAAGAAAACTTAAAAGATTTAACTGAAAAAGTACTAGACTTAGTTGCAAAGACTTCAGTCGAAATAGGGCACAGGTCAGACGCTCAGACTTTAGCAAGTCTATCTAAAATATTTGCTGAAGATTTAATAAAAGAAAAGCGTTTTGGTAATATGACATTTAACCAAGTTCAGGACGCATTTAGACAGGGCGTAAGATTTGGAAAGGATGAACCCTTTTTAAATATAAGAACCTTTTACAAGTGGGTGTATGCTCAAAAGAAACTAGTAGATAACGCTTACTATGAAGTACACACATTAGGAAAGCCAAAAGGAAAGACCTTATGGTATCAAGAACCAATAAAATTATTAAAATGAAAAAGGAAGAAACAGCACCATTAGAAATCTTATTACACGTACTTGACGTGAATAGAAAAAATTGTGAAAGGATAGATTGGCAGGAAGAATTTATAAATTATATTGAAGAAAAAAATATAAAACTTTATAATGAAGCTAAAAAACATACAGATAAACTAGAAGCTGATAATTATTTTACAGAAGAAGATAAGAAAATATGGGGAATGAAATGATAGGTTGGGTATTAATAACAGCCGTTGTAATGTGGCTAATAAGAAAATTAAAATGAAGATATTAACAATCGTATGGGGAATAATAATTGTAATTTGTATTTTAGAAGCTATTTTCTGTACTAAATTTGACAACAATGAAAACAATTAAAATTACAGAAAAAGAAGTTAAAAGCCAATCTGATGCAGTTCTCTGGCACTTAAAAACTTACGGAAGTATAACAAGCTATGAAGCTATAAAAGAATACGGAGCAACTAGGCTTTCAGCTATTATCTTTAATCATAGAAAAGAAGGTTATAACATAGACAGTATGCCTTTGACTAAAAAGACAAGATTTGGAAGAAATACAACTATTGCTAAGTATATCTATACTGCACCACCTCAAGAGCTGATACAGGAAATGCTATGGCATTAAAAACTATAAGCAAATTAAAAAAGGAACTAGACAAGTGGTTCAGTCTTTATATAAGGCTTAGAGAAGCTACAGAATATGAAGGGCTTGTACAATGCTTTACTTGTGGAATAGTAAGGCACTATAAAGATGGTATGCAAAACGGACACTTTCAAAGTAGGAAACATTTATCTACACGCTTTGACGAAGAAAATTGTCAAGTACAATGTGTTAAGTGTAATGTTTATGCTTGGGGAGAACAGTACAAATTTTCGTTAGCTTTAGACTCTAAGTATGGAGAAGGGAAAGCAGAAGAATTACAACACTTAGCTAGAAGAACTTTAAAGATAAGTCGTGTAGAGTATGAAGAAAAAATAAGTTATTACAAATCGCTTGTTGATAAGTTAAAAAAAGAAAAAGGAATTGAGTAACAATTTTTATATCTTTGGCGTATGATAAAGCCGATTTACGCAAGTGAAGAACACAAGCAAATAATTGAAACATATTTAACTATGTGCATAGAGTTTGCAAAAGACGTAAGCACAAAATCAAGATACAATAATTTTTTAGATGTAGTAGATGTAGTTTTAGAATATCACAATAACTATGGCAAAGGAGTAAAAGAAAATAATTGGTACGATTGGCTTATGATAAT